CTGTGCTGAAGCAGTAGTTACTTGTACTTCTACAACTTCTCCACCAAATACATCTCCATCTACTGCTGTAGCTTCGACTCCGTTCAAAGAATATGTAGCTTCATATTCTAATTGTCCTGTATTTCCTTCAATTTCTAATCCTGTTGGAATTACGTCTGCATTAGCTTCTACATCTACTGAGTTAACTGTTGTAGTAGCTTCTGCACTTCCAATTAAATATTTAAATTCAAGAGATACTGTTCCAGTTGTCGTGTTAGCTGTTACAGAAGTGGGTTCTGCAATAATAGAAATTCCAGCTAATACATCATTAACAAATGATGTGATTAATTGTCCTTGGGCATTTATTTGTTGTCCAATTGCAATTGAAGTTTCTCCAACTGATATTGTTTGACCATCACCAATTCCCCATCCACCAATACTCCAAGCGTTTTCTCCCCACGCTTCGTTAGATGCTGAAGTTACTTCTACAGTAACAACCTCTCCACCAAATACAGAATTGACTGTAGAATTTAATTCTTGACCGAGTGGATCTGCTTCAACAGAAATACCTTCAAGATAATCTCCAATAGTAATTGGACCTAATTCTTGTCCCGTAAGAACAAAAGAAACATCTGTAAAAGCATTTACAGTGTTAACAGTTGTTGTAAGTTGTTGACCAGTAACAAGTGCTTCTGGTGAGCTTAAATCTCCCCATTCTCCTGCTCCCCAATATTGAGTTCCCCAACCAGGATTAGATGCTTGGTCTACTGATCCAACTGATAAAGATAAAGTTGATTGGCCACTTACAGTTACAGATACATCACCGAGTGTTCCCCAGTTTTCATACCCCCAAGTCTGCGAACCCCAAGTGGCCATTCATATTTCTCTCTAAATTAAGCGATTCTTAAAATAGCTGCTGAAGATGTGAATGCTGGAAATTGAATAGTGAAAGTTCCACTAGTTGCGGTTTTATCAGATCCAAAATCTAACACACATACTGCTTTGTTAGCATCGCTTGTATTATAAATTAAAGCTCCTCTAGCTGTTAGAGTAACTCCTGTAAAAGATAAATCTGCGAAATCAACAATTGCTACACCTGCGTCTAGTCCTGTTTGTTGTGATTGAAGAGCTCCACCTCCTGCTGTGTACTCACCAGAATTTGCAACTTCGTTAGTCGCAGAATAAGCTGTTGTTGCTGCTGATAAGTTTGCGTCTGATGTATATAACGCTAATTTAAATACATCTCCGCCACTTTCAAATTGGTGTTGACCTTCTAGTATTTCTTGTTTGAATGAATTGCAAACTGCTTGTTGTATTGCCATAATAATTTCTCCTTAAAATTTAATAATTACTGCATTTGACCAGGAGATGGAGCAGGCACGACTATTCGTGGTGTTCCGTCCTGATACTCGTCTCTACGTCTTCTGCCTACTTGCTCTAACGCAAAACCTTGCATAGCTACATTATACTTGTCTGAATACAGTTTGTACATATCTAAAGGCCCTTTTAAAAATCCATAAGCTTCTACTAAGGTAGCATATAATAGTAGTTCTGGAGCATTATCGCTAAGATATGTAGTTGTATTAGTTGCTGATAAATGATCAGGTGTATATACATAGCTTAATTGACAATTGTAAGCTGAAGCTGGTGTAGGAGCCATAATAATAGTGGTTTCTTTCCACATAGCATAATATTTAGGTACGCCTGTAGCTCCTGTTGAATTATACTCAAATATAAAACTAGTGTCTTTTGGTTCTAAATAAACTTTAGTGGTTGGAGACTGAGTAGAATCAAATACTAAAAATGATCTTACAATAATAGCTCTTCTAGTGCTAGTTAATCCAGAACTAGAGGTCGCATTAGGTAAATCTAAATATGCTGAATTAGCTATTAAACTAGCCGATGCATATTCTCTAGCGTAGTCCGCATCTACTTCTCTAAATATTTTTAATTCTGCATCACGAATAAAATCTTCTACGATAGCATCTGTTAATACGTTACTATCAACTTCTGTATAACTTCTAATTCTAGCTACTAATTCTGCAAATGTCATATTATAACTATCTCCACTGTTCCTGTATTTACATTAGCTTGTCTTGAAAGATTCATTTCTAAGGGACTAATTCCTGGTTGCATACCATTTGATAAAAATTGACCTGGCCAATAGTTTGGATCTAGTTGTACCAAACACCCTGTTCCTGGATAGGTATCAGGTCTAGCTCTTTGTAATCCTTGAGGATCCGCTCCGTGTGGCTTTGGTTCTAATTGAGGATGTTTAGCCTCGAATTCAGAAAAATGGACAATGGATCCATTCCATTCTCGTACCATTTCAGTATAAGGAAATTGCATACCAGATCTATCTGATATTGCTAGTGATCTATTTCCTTTTGCAAAATTAGCCATTCATAATCCTATAAGTTTGGAAAATAACTTTGAGGAGTAATGTATAAAGAAGTTCTAGAACCATCTTCATCTAAAGCTCTTTTCATTTCATCTTCATAAGCTAGTTTTAATAATTCTGCTCTTTGAGGAGAACGTTTAATTGCTAAATAATATGCAAGACCTGCACACATACAAGGTATAAATCTATATGCAACATCTGCAGTATTTGTATATGCTCCTGCATCATCAATTCTTTTAATTACATAATATTTTAAATACGTGTAAGTACTTAAATCAGGAGTTTGATATAAATAAATAACAGGTGTAGTTTGTCTATCTACATAGTATTGTGAAGGTTGACCTTGAGTTCCTTTATTTGGTAGAGCAGCATAGGCTGACCTATCAATTTTAGTTAAAGATAAATCAGTAGTAGTGGTTCCTGGAGTTCCAGAAGTACTAGATATATAAGCTTCTAATACATCACTAACATCTGTATTTACGGTATAAGTTGCTTGACCTTGAACCATGGCCACTTGATCTAACTCTACTTTCCACAAGTGCACACCTCTATTACCCCATTCTGAGAATAAAATATTTAAACTTCTTCTAGCTGTTTTAATATCATAGCCAGAATTAATTCTAATACCTATTCTTTCATAGGCTTCTTCTACTATCTCATCGATAGATAGGTTAAAAGAGGTAGTTCCACTTGTTGCCATTTATTACTTTTTCTTCTTTTTACTTTTCTTAGACATCATCTTACCGTAAGAAGCTTTTTCTTTTTTAACAGAAGCCATTCTTGCATAAGCATTTCCGCCGCCTGGTGTCATTTTCATCATAGTTATCTCCTTTATTAAATTAATCCTTTATAATAATCACTCAATCCTTTTGCTGCTGTATGTTCTTCATGACGCATTTCAAATTCTTTTTTAGTTTCTGTAGGTTGTTTAATAGCTTTGCCAGTGTAAGCTTTTTTAACTGGAATACAGTTAGGTACTTTTCTACCATTCTTCATCTTCATTCCAAATTGCTTATAGCCTTTCCAACAAGCCATATTATATACCTTCCTCTAAAAATACTTTAGTTTTTTTGCAGGAGCATTGTTTAATACCAAAAATTTTACAAATAATATTTTTAATTTTATTTATCATAACACTCCTTATTTGTGGCCACATTGCTACGACTCCGTAATTGGGTCTCTTAGCCTTTTACGGTTGTACAACTTCTTTGATTTTACCACTTTAGACTTGAATAGTCTATTACTTAGACTTTTTGCTATGGGATTATTTCGCTTTTTTATGGGCACTGTTTTTCATTAATCTCCCATTAGGCATATAATGATAACCTTTAGGTGCTTTTTTCTTTCTAGCCCCTCTAAGTTTACCATCTACCTGTTTTGTCATTTGTGATCTTCCTATTGCCATATTAGCTCCATGGTTTATATATTGTTTTGTTATTTTCGTTTTTTATAGCACGAAGACTTTGATTTCGGTTCTCGCCTGAGTTCCATGATACATGTACCCAGCCGCTATCGGGCTCACCATCTTTATAAAATTCTAGAATCAATTGATCATATTCTAAATTATCTTTAATCCATTGTGCTAGTTCTTTATTATCTACTCCTACCACCTCTATATCTGCCGCCTTACCTTCAGTATGCTGCGAATGAATACTAGAACCTATAGCAACACATAATTCACCAGATCTATATCCAGAGGATATAACTACAGGAGCATCAAAATGAGATCGAATAGGTTGTAATACATTTACACACAACGCTTTTAAATTATCAATTTGCGTTGGGGAAGGATTATTTGGTATGCCTTTTCTTTCAGCTGTTTGAGATTTAACTAACTCACTTAGTTGAAAGTTTGCTGATAGTTTCATT